TCTTTATGTGCCATGTTGCTTCTTCCGTCTTACTGCAAGGCCGCAATGTTCTCTACATCACTCTTGAAATGGCGGAGGAGAGAATTGCTGAACGAATTGACGCGAACCTTTTGAATGTTCCTATTCAAGATATTGGAGATCTTCCTAAGCAGATGTTTGAGAGTAAGGTAACTAACCTAGCAAAGAAAACTCAAGGAACTTTGATTATTAAAGAGTATCCTACTGCCTCTGCACACTCTGGACACTTCAAGTCTCTTCTAAATGAACTTGCACTGAAGAAATCATTCCGCCCCGATATTATCTTTATTGATTATCTGAACATTTGTTCTTCCTCTAGATTTAGAGGTGGTAGTAATGTAAACTCATACACATTAGTTAAATCAATCGCAGAAGAACTTCGTGGTCTTGCTGTAGAGTTTAATGTTCCAATTGTAAGTGCTACACAGACAACTCGTTCTGGTTATGGTTCTTCTGATGTGGAACTGACTGATACTTCGGAATCTTTTGGTCTTCCTGCGACTGCTGACTTGATGTTTGCATTGATTTCAACTGAAGAACTTGAGGGACTTGGACAAATTTTGGTCAAGCAACTCAAGAACCGATATAATGATCCTACCATTCACAAGCGTTTTGTGGTTGGTATTGATAGAGCTAAAATGCGTCTATATGACTGCGAACAATCTGCTCAACAAGATATCCTTGACAATGGAAAGGATGAAGAGTATGATTATGAAGAAAAGAAACCTAAAAAAACATTTGAGGGATTTAAATTCTGATGACTATTGATCTTAATAAGTATGTTGAGTTCGTTAATACGACAACCTCAAAACCAAGCAAAGAACATACTCCATTTATTGATCGTCTAATGGAACTGCGAGAAGAAGAGTTTCCTACTGAACGTCTTCTTACTGCTGCTGTGGGAATGTCTGCAGAAGCAGGTGAGTTTACTGAGATTATCAAAAAGATTATTTTTCAAGGTAAACCAGTGAACCAAGAGAACCTGTTTCACCTGAAGCGTGAACTTGGGGATATTATGTGGTATGTTTCTCAGGCGTGTCTTGGACTTGATATTTCTCTTGAAGAAGTTATTCAAATGAACTTTGAGAAACTGAGTGCTCGTTATCCTGAAGGTGCATTTAGTATTGAGCGTTCTGAAAATCGTAAAGAAGGAGACCTATGAGTAAAGTAAGTATTGAAATGGATGTGCGTTCTGCTGCTGCAGTTCGCCAAGTTCTGTTTGAAGCACAAAAAGGATATACAACTGATATTGTAAGCACTCCACCTCGTATCTTTGAACTTCGTGAAGTGATTGCTGACCTTGATGATGCAATCGGTCAAGTAGTTGAATAAACACTAAGACCCGCAAGGGTTTTTTTTATAAATAACTAAAAAGTATTTGTAAAAAAATGGATCCTAAAGAACTTAGAGGTTTGTGCGAAGCATATACTGCAGTATATGACGAAGATCTTAGAGATGAACTCGAAGAAATGTCAGATGATTTTGCTGGCATTGAAAATCTTTCCGATGAAGAAATCGATGCAATTGTAGAAGAAACAATTGATGAGATGCTTGAAGAAGGATATGACTTTGATGAAGTTGAAGAAATCTTTGAAGAAGTTCTTTCTGAAGCAGCAAGAGGAACAGATCGTGCTGCAGCAAGACGTGAGTATATGAGATCTTCTGAAGCGGCAGCCAAGGAAGCAAGAAAGCGTGGTGCTGCAGTTGTTAAGAAAGAAAAGAGAGCAGAAAAGATTGCCAAGGTAAAAGGTGCTGTTAAGTCCGCACTTGGAAAAGCAAAAGAAGCAGTTAAATCTGGAGTTGCGAAAGCAAAAGAAGCAGGAAGAGAAGCAAAATTCAAAGCGGTTGATAAACCAGTTGCTGCATATGCAACCAAGAGAAATCTCCATCCAGCTGCAGGAATGGCTGCAAGATCAAAAGATCCTGCTAAGAGAAGAGGTCTGAGAGCAAAAGTTGCTTCTGATATCAAAGGTAGAATTCAGAAGAGAATTGCTCAGTCACAGGTAGATACCGCAGCTGCAGCAAGAAAAGCAGGTCGAGCAGTATCTGATGCTGCAGGAAGAGCAAAGCAAAGTGCTAAGAATCTTGCAGCAAGAGCTGGAAGAGGTGCTAAGAGTGCTGTAGGTAAAGCAGCAAGATCTGTCGCAACTGGTGCTGGTAAAGTAGCATCACGTCTCGGTGAAGATGTTGATATCTTTGATTCTACTCTTTCTGATCTGATGGAGCAGGGTTATACAATGGAAGAGTCACTTAAAATTATGGCAAATCCAACTGACTGATAAATAACCACGGAAGGTTGCTCTAACCCACTTGACTTTTTGTTGAGTGGGTTTTATAATGTCTTTACTTGGGGTGTTCGTATAACGGTTATTACTCTGGATTTGCATTCCAGCAATAAGGATTCGATTTCCTTACACTCCATTATAAATAGAGAGTAGTAGAGTTGCTATTCTAAAATGGGTAAAAAAGTTTACGATTGGACTATAATCTCTACAGATTATAACTCTGGAATGGGATATAGAGATTTGCAAAAGAAGTATGGAATTAGTGCTGGAGCAATTGCAAAGGCAAAGAAAAGAGGTGATATTACTCCAAGAACTATTAGTGAAGGTCTTAAAATCAAATATAAAAATAATCCAAAAGAATTACGTGATTTTGGAACCCATAGAATGTGTAAGTGTTGCAATCAAACAAAAGAAATAAAAGAGTTTAGAGTTGCAAATAGAGGGAAACAAAACTATTATAGATGGATGTGCTTTTCTTGTGAGAGGGTTGTGTTGAACAAAAGGAAAGAAGATTATAAGCAAGAGTATTTGAATTACAAAAAGACATTATCTTGCAATAGATGTGGAAATAATGACTATAGAGTTCTTCAATTTCATCATAGAAATTCTGATAAAGAATTTAATGTTTCTTCAAAAATAGGACAAAGAAAACTCTCTTCTTTGATGAAAGAAATTGATAAGTGTGAAGTGTTATGTGCAAATTGTCATTCTATAGAACACTATACGGGAGCATAAATAATAGGAAATAGTGAAAAAATAAATAAAGGTATAAGATTTATCAATATGAAGAATTTTTTCCAATTTCTAACTGAGGCAAAGGAATCGCAAGCATCTATGCAAGCGAAGAAACTAAACCTCAAGAGTGATGGCCATGGTGGTTGGTTGGATACTCGTGGAGAGTTTGTTGCGAAAACAGAAAAGGGAAAACTGGTTTTTTATGATAAAGGTAGAGTAGAAGGTGGAAAAGATAGACCAAAAGGTGCAGTAGGAAAATCACCTGCATCAACATCAGCGGCAAAACCAAAAGTACAAACCACACCAAAAGCACCGACAAAAGCACCAGCAACTAATGATGCTCCTACAGATAGTGACACCATAACTGTTGCTTTTGGTCGTTTTAATCCACCAACAGTAGGGCACGAAAAACTATTAAAGTCGGCAAGAAAAGCAGCAACTGGTGGAGACCTTAAGATTTATCCTTCAAGAACTCAGGACCCCAAGAAAAATCCATTGGATCCTGATATGAAGATTTCGTTTATGAAAAAGATGTTCCCTGATTTCGAAGAAAACATCATTAATGATGATGAAATGAGATCAATCTTTAATGCATTGATTGCAGCAGCAGAAGCAGGATACTCAAATGTTAATATCGTTGTAGGTTCTGATCGTCAAGCAGAGTTTGAGAACCTTGCACAGAAATATAACGGAGACCTTTATGAATTTGATTTAATTCGTGTAATCTCTGCTGGTGTAAGAGATGCTGATGCTGAAGGTGTTTCTGGTATGTCAGCATCAAAGATGAGAAAGGCTGTAATGGATGATGACTTTGAATCATTCCGTAAAGGAACTCCAAAAACTCTTGATAACGGAGATACAAAAGCACTCTTTGATGCAGTTCGTCAAGGAATGGGTGCAAAGAAAAAGAAAAAGGTCGCAGAACTCTGGCAGATTGCACCAAAGTTTGATACAGAAACCCTCCGCGAAAATTATGTGAGAGAGAATATTTTTAAAATTGGAGATATTGTTGAGAACTTAAACACCGGACTTATTGGTGAGATTATTCGTAGAGGAACAAACTATCTTATTTGTGTGACTGAAGATGGATATATGTTTAAGTCTTGGATCCGTGATGTGATGGAATCTGAGGTCCCATCAACAAATCTAAAAAAACTTGTAAAAAAGGCGGCGAATAGAAGAGACCATAATATTGATGGATTTGTTGATGGGGAAGACCCAAAGGTTGGTCCTTATGGTGCTTTTATTCCTCAAGCAAGAAATGTTCCTAAAAACTTCAGAGAGGCATATCAAGAGAAAAGAGTTGAGAAGAAGATGAGAGTTCCTGGAAAGCCAAACACTTTGGTTGGAACTGGTGGATACTTTAAGTATGCTGCTGATATGACGCCTGGATTTGAAAAGGGAGATGAGACAAATCTTCAGTATGGTGCAAAACCTTATAGTGGATATAAGCAATCAAATATTAGAGATTTCATAAATAAGTATAAGGTTAAGAAGTAGTAGTATTACAATGTCTGTAAATCCTCTGAATGATATTTCCAAAGTTTATTTGGAACAGGTTATTGAATCATCAGTTCCA